CGGTTGCAGTTTGTTGTTTATTAAATCCTGGCTTAAATTGTATCTTCTGTAAAGGCATAAGTATCCTTTATATACTAAAAAAATAAGAATTATACTATTTTTTAAACCAAGCGGGAAGTCCTAAATGAGGTCTACGGTCATATATATTTTCTTTAGAACCTTCTGTTTCAACATTATTATAGTGTAAGAATACTTGAGCACAATCATCAAAAGATAATTTATCTCTCCAGTGTTCTAATTCATTTCCTATGTAAATTAACATATCACCTGGTTCTAATAATATTTTCACACCTTTAGATTTTGAAGGTCTATAATCTCCAGTTTTTTCATCAAAACCACCTTTTGATATATCCGGTTCTAAATAAATAGGCCAACAACCACCACCTAAATGCATAGTGGTAGATATTTCACATGAAAATCTATCCTTGTGTTTATGTAATATATCTCCTTTTTTATAAATTCTAGCATAAGAATAATTAGGGTTTAATTTTAATCCTGTTTCTTTTTCCATCATTGGAAATAATTTTACAAGTAATGTTTCCATTACTATATCAGAATAATGTGAATATGTTTCTGGAACTTGATGATCATTCCATATACCAAAATAGTCTGTAAATTGACTTATAAATCGTGAATCAAACATTGTCCTTGCTACTTGTCTTTTCATTATAAAATAATCATAACAAAACTTAGCAAGATCTTCTGATATTGCTTCTTTAATAATTACGTACTTATCTTTTTTAAAACTCATTTTTTCTCCTTTACTGTATTTCTAATAGTATCGGTTATCATTTTTCTAACAGCTTGTAAATTAAAATGAATAAATCTAAAAGGCTCTATTCCATTATCTACTATAAATTGATGTTCCATATAAGATGGAAAAAGTATCATAGTCCCAGGTTTTGGTTTATAATGTATTTTATCACTACTTAGAGTAACATCATTTTCATTTTTTTGTGGTAATTGTGTTATAACTTTTGCAGGTCTTGGGTCATGAAATACTGGCAGTGATGTTTTATCCGAACATTTTAAAAAATAAAAACCAGATATATGGTTATCATAATGTATATGACCTTCATGATGTCCACCTCCTTTTTCACCAAATTCTTGCACCCAAAATTCAGTCCAAAATAATTTATAATTAGTTAAATCATACCCCATATTATCTAAAATATTTAATGAAGTTAAACCAATATAATCTTGCAATTCTTTTAAATTAGGATCATCTATTAAAGATGCAGAATGATGACTCATTCCATGATCTCCTATTTTTTTATTAAATTTTTTTTCTCTTTCTTTAATTTCTTTATTATTTTTATTTTTTGCATCTTTTATATATTTATCACATATTTTATTTGTTCTCTCTATCCATTTAGGTATTTCAATATAATACACTGGTGAATTAAAATATGTATTAACTGTAAGTTTATTTTCTTCTAACATTATTTTATGTTTAATTCTTTATCGTATGTTTTTATCTTACCTTTTAAAAATGTATCAAAAGATAAACAATATCTTTCATCATTACTTTCGTTAACTTCTGTACTATGATCTAAATAAGAAGGAAATAATACTATCATATTTTCTTTTACATCTAAATTCCAAGCGCCTGAATTAAATAAATTAAATTTATTAAAATTTAATTTTATTAAAGGAGAAATATCATTAATAATAGAATTTTTTTTATGAAATATTATATTCCCTGATTTTTCAGGTGTTTTTACATAGATTATTCCAGATATCAAACTATTTTCATGAAAGTGTTTTTCTGACCTATCTCCTTTTATATGTTTCATTGACCAAGAATGTTTTACAAAAACATTTATATTATTTGAAATATCAAATATTTCTTTTTTATAAAAATTTAAATGTTCTATTATTTGTTTATTTAAATTTTTTAAAGATTTATTTTTTAAAATATTTTTATTTTTTGACATGTACCCATTATTTAATTCTACTCTTAAATAATTTGTATTTTTAATAAAATTTATTTCATTATCTAATAAATTTATATGACTTATGTATAGTGGTGTTGAAAATAAAGGTACTATTTTTTTATCTTCCATTTTTATTTAAAAGGATATCCAAGACTCCAAATAACTAATGAATATCTTTTTCCTTTCGTAACTGGTTTAACTCTGTGCCAAACATGTGATGGAAATACTACAATAGATCCTCTTTCAGATATTTCCTTACATTTTCTAATGCTTGATTTTCCAGGTTCTAAATTTCTAAAATCAAATTCTAAGTCTCCTCCTTCATAATCTTTCGGATCTGATAATAAACAAGTAACAGATAATTTTCTAATTTTTCCATGAAAGTTTAAATCATTTGGAGTATTATATGGATGTTCAAATGAATCACAATGCCAATCATAAAATTGATTTAATTTATATTTTGTAAATTGACATGATTCTGACCATCCCCAATCAAAATTCCAACCGGCTGAACTATTAGCTTTATGTATATATGGATGAATTTCTTTATATATCCAATTATCATCTAGCCATACAATATTTGAATCTCTTTTCTTTTTTAAATCTTTTATTTCTTTATCAGAAATTGAATCTTTTTTACTTAATGATCCTGTAACAGCAAGAAGTTCTCTTTGCTGATTTCCATATTTAATTAAATCATCACAAAACTTAGGTGTTAAAGCACCTTTAAAATACCAATAATGATAATTCAAATTCATTCTGAATAAATATATATTATATTTAGAGTATGAAGTAAATGGTTCTTAATTTCTTAAATAATTAAATTTTAACCCTGTTGCCATCCAAGAAGAAGATTGTGGAATCCAAGCAAATTCATTAGCTTCTAAATCATATCCAACCCATCTTAAATTATTTTCTTCCCATCTTATAATTACATATCTAACATTGTCTCCATAAGTTGTGATTGTCGGATATGCAACGGGTGCTTGCCAGTCGTCATTAGCGTTAAGCGACCAAGAAGGAAATGGCTGTTCATTAATAAATTTATTTTTAATAGGATCAAATATATGACCCGCTCCAGCGTATTGTTTTCTAAATTTACTATTATAAGAAGTTTGAATCCATTTCACACCGTTTTCTGATAGTTTACATACTGTCTTAAAATGTTCAGCGGCTTGTTCTGATTGTTCACCACCATTATTTGCAATATCTTGATTGCAAGCAACTACTACTCTTAAAACTTTATTATTTATATCTAGTTCTGCAAAATGTGCCATAATATTACTTCGCTAAAAAAGTTCCAGTTACTGTAAATTGAGCAACTTTATAAGGACTAGGTCCTGGTACTGTTGTTACTGTATTTGTTCCTGGAGTAACTGTTATACTTGCAGAAGATGGTGCTTTTACTAAAATTATTCCTGATCCACCAGATGCTCCTGGTCCTCCGCCTCCTCCACCTGTATTAACTGTTCCTACATTACCAAGTGCAGGTGCTGCGGGCCCTCCGCCTCCTGGTCCACCTGATCCAAATCCTCCTCCTGCTCCCCCGCAAGAACCTCCACCACCTCCTCCAGCGTAAACTCCACTAGTTGGTCCATAAAAAGGTTGTGGTGCTGCTCCAAATGTAGCTGTTACAGGTGATCCTGAACCTCCTGGACCAGCATTACCACTTGTTCCTGGTGTGCTTGCTCCACCTCCTCCTCCTGCTCCAAGATTTGGATTTCCTCCTCCTGGATATGTAGTTTCATTTCCTTGTCCTCCTGGATTACCCTGCGATGGACTAGTTGATGGAGTATTTCCAGATCCTGCTGGTGGTAATGGTCCAAAAACTGAACCTCCCGATCCACCTCCTCCACCTGATCCTCCAGGATTTCCGGCACTCGCTAAACCTGCTCCTGCTCCACCTCCAGTTGACGTAATTGTTGCAAATGATGAATCTTGTCCTTTACCAGAAGGGCTTGGACCTGTTCCTGATCCAGCAGCTCCAACTGTAACTGTTTGTATTCCTTTAAAAGGTTGACTACTTAATAATCTAAAACCTCCAGCTCCACCTCCTCCACCTCTACTACCTGGATCTGGAACTCCTCCTCCGCAACCTCTAGATGCTCCTCCACCAGCTACTACTAAAATATCTAATAAATATTCTTTATCACCACCACCTGTAAATCCAAATCCTTTTGCTGAGGCTCCTCCGCGCGTAGATTGTAAAGGCATTCTTTCTACTCCTTATTTAAATTGAGTTTGCGACGCTAATATTGTGTATGTTGATGCCGCTGTTTTAATTGCTGTGTAAGTGTAGACATCATTAGATGAAGCGTTTCCA